GCGATTGTGCCTATGAGCAAGCATACAGATATTCTGGCTCAATCACAATCAGGAACGGGTAAAACGGGTGCTTTTACAATTGGTTCGTTAAGTGTTGTAAATCCAAATATTAAATCTCCTCAAATTCTTATTATTTGTCCTACACGTGAACTATCACAACAAACAACGAACGTGGTTACATCCCTTGGGCATTATATGAATGTTAAAGTGTTATCGGCTACAGGTGGTAATAGACTTCAGAATGATATTAGTACTTTACGATCAGGAGTACAATGTGTGGTAGGAACACCTGGTCGTATTTTCGATCTTATTCGTCGTGGAGATTTATCGGTGGAGCACATGAAATATGTAATTTTGGATGAAGCGGATCAAATGTTAGAGGATCTCTTTTCAGACCAAATCAAAGCAATCTTAGATAGTAATTTTCCTACCTCAACACGTCTAGCACTCTTTAGCGCCACTATGCCTCCAAATGTAATAGAAATTGCTGAAAATTATTTGAATAATCCTGTACGGATTTTATTGCCTCCAGACGAAGTTACTTTAAAGGGTATTAAACAATATTACGTGGAATTGGAACGTGAAGACTGGAAATTGCCTGTTCTTCTTGATTTGTACCAGCAAATTGCTGTAAATCAGGCATTAATTTATGTGAATAAGAGGCAAAAAGCAGAATGGTTAGCAAAACAATTATCGTCGCATGGGTTTACGTTGGAATATATTCATGGCGAAATGGAAGTGGGAGAACGTAAAAAGAGGATGGATGATTTTCGTTCCGGTTCTGTTCGTGTTCTCATTAGCACCGATTTGTTAGCACGTGGTATTGATGTTCAACAGGTATCATTGGTAGTGAATTATGAATTACCTACTCAACGTGAAAATTATGTACATAGAATTGGCCGATCGGGTCGTTATGGAAAAAAAGGTGTGGCTATTAATTTAATTTCGGGAGATGAAAAGAATATGCTAAAAGATATTGAAAAACATTATTCGACTACTGTGGATGAATTGCCAGAAAATCTAGATGTTATTGGCGCATAAAAAATATAGCGTGTAAGATAGATACAGAAATGGGAGGAGCAGCGTCAACAGGAGTAACAAACGCAAAAGCAAACGCAGAAGCAAAAGAAGGAAAAGCAGAATCAAAAACAACAGAAGGAAAAGCAGAAGGAAAAGCAGAATCAAAAACAACAGAAGGAAAAACAGCAGCAAACCCAACAGCAAACGCAGCAAAAAAAGCAGCAAACGCAGCAAAAGCAAAAGTACCAACAGAACAACCAGTAGTAAAAGAAACAGAAGAAAAACAAGAACCAACACAACCAGGACAAACAGGACAACCAGTAAAAGGAGGAAGACGAAAACGCAACAAACGGAAAAGCAAAAGCAAAAGCAAAAGCAAACGCAAAAGTAAGAGAAAACCCAGATCATGATTCACGAATATCATGACGGCAAGTAGGGCATTGTACATATTCCCGAAACCACGTATCAATACATGTTTTATGGAAATAATGATTACAATGTCTTATACGACGAACTTGTTGATCTGATTCAATAGCATCTTGACAAATAATACAAATATCATCTTGAGTCATAAGTGAATTATATACTATAGTGGATTCCGCAATTTGTTCTGTAGTCGGTCTAACAGGTACACGACTCATAAAATCATTTTCAGACTCATCTACACGATTTCTAGACGCATCAAGCGGCACACCCATAAATTCATTAAACACGTTATGTATTAACGAATTTATGTCATTATTAACAGGTATTTCAATTGTTCTAAGAGGTCTAAAGGGTCTATTTCTATACATTCGTCTTCCTACGTTATATGGATTTACATTAGCCACTTCACGAATATATTGAAGAAGATCTTGGACATTTGTAAATCGGCTTGGATTATATAAAATATCTGGAAAATGGTCATGTAAATCATTTAAAAGTTGATTCGGATAAATAGACATTCTTGCTCCAGAACTTAAGACATGATTGCTTTCAAATTTTTATGGATGTAAAAGGTGTGGTTGGAATTCAAAATATGGGCAATACTTGTTATTGTAATTCCGTCATTCAATTATTAAGAGCATGTCATGATTTAAATGGATTTTGTCTGACAAATGATTTTACAAATATAAAAGAAAGTAAATATAAAAGCATTTTATTAGCATATCAAGATATTTTAAAATCCCTATGGTCCGCGTCAAAACCAGCATATGTTAAACCAGTTGGATTTTTAACAGAAATCAAAAAAGCAGTACAAGGAACGGTATATGAAATGTTTGGAATGCCTATTCCAAATGACAGTCATGAATTTTTAATATATTTATTAGATTCTTTTTATGAAGCAACTAAGGAAGATAACTCCGAAATAATGTCCCTATTTTACGGGAAAATACGTAAAACAATTTGCTGTAATAATTGTAAAAATAATACATATCAATGGGAAATATTCAATACACTTAAGATTCCATGTGAAGGAAATACATTGAAAGAATGGGTTCAAAATGAACTAAAAGAAACCGAAATTGAAAACTATCATTGTGAAAATTGTAATAGTAGAAAATATTCCGCCAAAATATATTCCCATATTTGGAAATTACCTAAAAATCTTTTTATAACAATACGCCGATTTAACCCTAATGGCAGCAAAAATATGACATCCTGTCCTTATGATGGTAGTAATATTCAGTTTACCGAATTATTTGAATCGGATGACCCGAGTAAGAACTGGGTATATGAATTAAAAGGTATCTGCGATCATCATGGATCGCATAGAGGAGGGCATTATACAACGCAATTTAAGCATCCGGTTACGGATGAATGGTGGAAAATGGACGATGAATCCACAAATAAACAATTACCGCAATTTTCATCCAATTATATATTTTTGTTTCGGGCTATACATGATGTATAAAGACAATTTTATAAGTAATGATTCCGCGTTCTAATACAATAAAATCAGATAACCAATCATGTTTATTCCGGATATTAGAAAAAACATAAAACCCATTTTTAATAAGTAATTCTTGATTTTTTGTATTTATCAAACAATTTCGAGCCACATATTTGGCAGCATCTACTAATGGATGTAATATTAATTCATTATTCTTTACATGAATAGATGTATCTAAATTAATTTGTTTTAAAAGTAATAATAATAAATCTATCATTTAAACATTATATTTAAAAATAATATTTTAAATATAATAGGATGTGTGAATGTAATTCTAAAACAAAATTAAAAAAATCCAGAAAAGGTACCAGCCATACTCTTAAAAAAAGCAATGGTAAAATAAAAGGCGGTGTTCAACATATTTCTTCCACAAGTTCTTGTAAAGATTGTCTTAAAGAATTATTGAATAAAAATAATTGGCATAATATAAAAATTATAGAAGATGGAAATTGTTTTTTTAGATCAATAGCGAAACATTGTGAATTTGAGAATATTAAAATAGATGGTAAAGAAGTAATTTTTTCTGATTTACGTAATAAATGTATAGATTATCTACAAGGACTTATTGATATTGAATGGGAATTACCAGAAGATTATAGATCCATCATTCCTAATATAAAATTTAACACATATTCAGATGAAGATAAAAAAATAGAAATAACAGATAAAGATAAAAAAATAGAAATAAATAAAAGATTAAATAATCTCAAGGAAGAAGGAGTATATCAAACGGATGAATTTGATATGATTATTCAATATGCTGCAGATGCGATAAACATGACATTAAATATATATAGTATAGATGAAAATAATGAAAATATTAGATTAACAAGTTATGTACCAGAACATCCTATAACAGAGATTAATTTATTATATTTAAATATTGATCATTATGAATTATTATATCCAGATAATGTAACTATTATTTATGAAAGACAAAATAAAAGCGGTATGAGAGAAATAAATATGGACGATTATAATAGAAGATGGGATACATATAGTGAAGCAAGGATTAAAGAACACAAAAATAATAGAGAACACAAACAAACTCAAAAATCTACAAAACCTACAAAACCTACAAAACAAACACAAAAAAAGAAATCACCAACCAAATCACCAAACAATAAAACCCATAATAAACAAAAAAACAATACACAAAAAAACATATCCCGTCTTATGGATCAATATTTTGAAGAAAAAAGCAAAAATAGTAATAATGCTACTCTTGCCTCTATATACAACAAATTAGAAAAACGTGGGGCAACTAGTAATCAATTACAAATGTTGCTTTAACAATACATCCCAATAGGCGCAGCATCTGTTACTTCTTTTTTCTTAAGGAATAACTGTATATGTTCCTTTTTAACAATAAATGGTAATAGAAAATCTTTTATATGGAATGGCAATTCGGGCGAGTTGTATATACGCAACATATTAATTTTTTGCGTAACTTGCTCAATACAACGTTTTAATTCACGAACACCTTTTTCATCCCCCCCATATTCTTTAACGATGTATGATATAATTTCGTTCGAGATAGAAATCCGCTCATTTAAATTAACATCTTTCATCGCAATCGGTAATAAATATTGCTCTGCGATAGTTGTTTTTTGTTTCACATCATATCCTTTCAACTCAATTACCATCATTCTATCCAATAATATCCTATCAATCTTGTTTATATCATTCGCACTAAAAATGAACATAACTTTACTCAAATCAATCGGTATACCCGATAAATATTTATCCTCGAAATCCGCATTCTGTACAGGATCTGTTAAATGGATAAGTAAATTCATAACTTCTTCACCTTTAGGGGTCTGAGAAATCTTATCAATTTCATCAAACATGAGAATGGTACTCATGGATTTTGAAGCAATGAGAGAATTTACAATTTTACCGCAATGAGACGACTCATAAACTAATTGATGTCCAGTATATGTAGTAGCATCCGAATCACCACCTAGTGAAATAAACTGAAAAGGCCAATCCAGTGCTTTTGCGATTCCATTCTTAATAAGCGCCGTTTTTCCAATACCTGGAGGTCCAACAAGTAAAAGATTTAATCCACGATGATCAGGATTTGTAATTTTGGTACTAATAAACTGCATAATCTGTAATTTAGAGGCATCTTGTCCATAAATAGCATCGTCTAAAAAATCTTTCGCTTTTGTCATAAAATCATTACATTTATCCGTGCCATCTTCCAATTTAACAGGAATATCTTTGTATACCCCAAATGGAATACTAACAACTTTATCAAGCCACGATCGTAATTTAAAATATTCATTGCTGGATGTTTCAAGACCTTGTAGACTATTATATTTAGCAAGAACCATGGATTGGATATCGGGAGGAAGTTTCAATGTTATAATTTTAAGCATTAAATTAACCCCAGAGTTTGTAGCAGTGGAACGATTTTCAAGTGCATTAATAAGTTCCTTTTGTTTATCATCCTCTAACATTTTGAATTGTTCAATCTGTGTATCAATTGTATCTGTTTCAACAGGAGATGTAAGAAGTTTTACAAATTTATTAACAATTTCCGATTCTTTTTTTAAATTATATTT